TACCAGATTTTTTGGCTAATTCAGAAGTAATTGCGATCAAAATCTCTTTTGTAAGTAATCTTTCTTGCGATATATTGCAACTATCTAAGTTAGTCCAAGCGGTAAATTTAACATAATTAGATCGGGAATTAAACATAACTTATAGTAGAAAAAGGTGCTAAACTATATTTGACTAACGTAAATCTACCATAAGCTTACTAGAAATGTCAAGTAAAAATTATTATCCTCTTAACGTCCGTACATCAGAATCAGAAGAGAAAAAGCTAAAAAACTACTGTAAAACCCGGAAGCGGTCAATAACCGATGTAGTCCGGGAATTGATTAGAAGTTTACCCGATGACTGATACTCAAGAGTGTTGTCAGAATAGCTAACATTAAAAGTGCCGGTCTGTGAACTGGCACTTTTAACTTTATTCCCCAATTAACAGTTGACGGTTTCTAGCCTTAGAAAAAAGCTGCTTAACTTCCTTGAGGTTTTCGGTGGGGACATAGGATGCTTGATTAACTCGCAACCCCTGACACACTAAATGAGAGTGTCCATTCTTCTCTAACCAACGCTCTAACTCTCTTCCAGACTTGAATCCTAGTTCTTTCCCTAACTCAGCAGTAGAACGACCCTCAAAACTCACGTTTCGTCCGTTTTTACAGATAATTGTCTCGGTGACTTTTTCAACCTTCTCGATCACAATATCTGGACGGCCATCTAACAAGGCTAAAACCTCAGCACCATGTATTAATCGAATTGCGTCACGCCGATCCATATAATAGGTTTTGGCTTTTGTCAGTTCTAACTCAAGTTCTAATTCTCGAATACGTCCACTTTGAGCGGGGATTACTTCTTTGATAAGTTGCTTTGCTTGACTAAATGCCTTGACTAAGTTGCGCTTACAAGCAATGACCTGCGAAGTATTTCGAGACAGTGTCATCAAAAAAGTTGCTTGCTCTTCATTCAGGTAGCAGTAACGCTCAGGACGACCGCCGCTAGAGCCTTCTAGGGGTTTCGACATTTGAAATGCGACAACTCCAAACTCTTGAATCTCGTCAATGTATTTTTCTATGGTTTGACGCAAGGCGCGGTGTTCAATCCCCAACTCACCAGCAATCAAACGAGAATCAACGACAAGACAATCATTCTGTGATACTATTTCAATAGCCATATTGGCCTCTTGTTCAGGTAATGTGGTTAGTCCCCCGTTAGTACCGGGGGCATTGCTACAATTGTACCATTTCACATAGTTGCTTGACGATTCTAGTCAGTAGGAAGAAATAATCAGGGAAAGAGGATTAAAATAATCCTCTTTCTTTTTTAGTGTCCTATGCTGGCAGTCATTGTTAGTTTGTAGTTAGATTGTAGATATTGTTATTAACAATAGAACCCTTGATATATATAGCTTCTAGACTTTGTTAATACTGTTAACGCTATCCCCCGATATTATTTTTTTACGCTCTTATTGCTGAGACTGTCTTTCCTTTTTACCCCATTTTCTTTTTTTTTCTCTATACGACATCAACGACATCAACAAAGCCTAAAACCTAGACAGGGTAAAGATTTCGATTGTTAATAACCCTATTAACAATCGAAATACAATCTAACTTCCCACGGCATTACCTCTCAGTTACGCAGAAAAAACTCTGGACATCTTTTTTTGGCGTTGACAAGGATTGCTTCTGTTTGACCTCTCACAATTTCATCGCGCAAAATATACAGTATTTCTGATCCTGATCCTGTCCCCGTCCCTACTCTTGCTGTTGCGTACGGAAAAACAGCAGAACTAATCGCTCCCATAGTTTCTCCCAGTGTCAGTCCAGACTTGAGATACTGACAAGTTCTTTTCTCAAGTATCTCTTGAGTTTGAGTATCGAGAGACAGTGCCACGGTAGGCATCATTCCTAAAAACAATAAGCTTAAAATAATCTTTCTCATTGGGTTTATGGTAATTTTCTATTATTTTACCACTCCTAAAGTAGGTACTCGATACTTTCTATTAACGATAAACGTTTACCCAAAATATCTAAATACGTTTGCATTGCCTCTGATTGCTGTTCCAAAAGAGCTAGTTGCTCTAATGAAATGCTTTCATGTGGCGATTCCAACGCCTTGTTTAAAGCGGTTAGCCTTTCTTCAAGCTCCGTTTTCTCTTGTTTTAATCTATCTAACCAAGACATAATCAATCCTCCTCTATTGTGTAAACTTCTTCTAACTTTTCACGATCCAAAAACAATAAACTTAAAGCAATCTTTCTCATCGGGGTTATCGTAATTTTCTATGATTTTACCACTCCTGAAGCAGGTACTCGATAAACCAGTACAGGCGGGTATTCATGAATATAGGTCTTCATCACGCCATTTATTGAGTCAGCATGAATATACTCCCCATCTCCTAAATAGATGCCTACATGACCATCTACCCCTGACTTATGGAACATTAGAACATCACCTTTACACAGATCACCTTCAACCCTATCTAGTAAGCGATCAAGAAATTTGACTAAGAAGTTATTCCGGGGAATCCGTTCATAGTTTTCAATAATGAAATCATGGGGCAAGAATCCGACTTCAATCCCTACGCCAGCAATAAATCCTACACAATCGGTTCCAATACCTTTGAGGGATTGACCATGAAACCAGGGAGTACCGAGCCATTCAAGAGCTTCAGTAACGATTTGATTACCCAAAGAATCGTTTTTTAGTTCGTTCATTTTGTGCATTTTCCCGTTCTTTCAATTGATTTAAACTATAACCCATATCATTCCGTGATTCTACAGTCACGTTATTGGTGTTATTAATTACCAAAGACTGATTAGAGCTATTGTTATTTGAAGTTGTGGAGTAATTAGGCTTACCCCCGACAAATCCCCCATTAGCATAGTTCTTAATAGGAGCATTATTTCTGTAGTCTAGATAGGCTTCTGTTTCTTTAGGGTTGAGAACCAGTTCATCTTCATTGGCTACGATTAATCGAGGTTTTCGGCCTCCCGACATTGCTCGTTCACGCTGAAAAGCTGAAATGATATTTTTCTCTATCGGAACATTAGCATCCCCAACTTTCCCACCATCACTAAATAGGCTGAATCCTGTACCTAGAGAAAAGGCAGAAGCCGGAGCAGAAGCAAAGCTAGAGGCTCCTATACTACCAAGTGACCCAATCGAACCAAGTCTGCCTAGTCCCCCACTAAAAACTCCTGTTATTCCGCTAAGTAGCCCATTAAATAAGCCACCGCCGCCACCTCCCCCAAAGATAGAAGAAAATATGTTACCTACTGGTTTAAAGATACTGTTTAGAGCATTAGTGAAAAAGTTGCCTACTGGCCCGATGATTGCATTAAATAGCGACTCAAATGCCTGAGTTATTGGTTTAGTAAAACCATCGATAGCAGAAGTTAAAGCATCGATAGCAGGCTTGGTAATACCCTCAACAAATTTTGTCATGATATTTAATCCAAGACTACTAAAAGCTGATCCTATTCCTTTTCCTTCTCTAATATCAGAGAAAAAGCTTTCAGCTGCGCCACGATTTGGGGAAGCATCTAATGCTACTTGTTCTAGTCTTAATTCTGCAATTTTTTCCCATTCCGAGCGGATATTGGCTACAAATTCAGCGTATTGTGGTAAGTCTTTGTAAGGTTCTAAATAATCCTCTAGTTCCTCTTTTTCTTTTTGTAGGCTAATACGTTCGGCAAGGATAGCAGAATCATCAAATAGAGTCGGTCGGGATTGATTCTCTAGCTTCAATCTTTGAATAGTTAAATCATTTAACCGATCACGGATACTCCTGACTGTATCTCTGGTTTTTCTAAATGATGCTTCTAAGGTAGCTACTCCCTGATTTCTGCCTAATTGTTCAATTGCTTGATCAAGAATTGTTACCTGTTCTTTAGCTAATTTAGCGTTTTTAGCTAAAGCATCGGCATTTTTTAGAAACTGTTCTGCCACATCAGCAGGCATTTTTCCTAATGCTATTTGTTCGGCTACTACTTTTTTAATATTTTCACTCATTTTTTGCCATCCGTCGGCATTTAAAAGTAAAGTCCGTCGCTGGTCTTCTAGTGATTCAATCTGAGAGCGATATTGTCGAGAGACTTCTGTAGCACTCTTATTAATTTCTTCTTGTACTGTCAAATACCCTTTAGAGTTGATAGTCAAATCAGCGACATTTTCGGAAGCATCTCTTAAAGTACGTTCTGATGCACGGGCATCTTCCTCTTGCTGCCGTCTAAATTTCATTGATCTGTCAAGAGCATTGTTTAGATTTTGTTGCTCTTCTAGCCGTCTTAAAAACTCCTCGGCGTTTTGATTGGCTGTTTCAGCGTTGCGAATTTGATCAGCCGCTGCGCCAAGATTACCTGTAGGAAGATCAGGAACGGGCGGTAAATTAGGACTCTGGAAGTTAATCGGATTGTCTTTAGGAACCGGTGGTAAATCGGCATCCCAGAAGTTATCTTGATTTTGATTAGGTAAAGTCGGTAATTGGGCTATAGGTGGGGGACTACTAAATTCTGGACCACCTTTTCCTTCTTTTGTTTCTTCTTTTGTTAAAACACGGGGAGGTTGTAAAACAGGAACAGAAGTGGGCAAGGGGACAGGAGAAGGGTTAGGGGTGGAGTCTTTAATGGATTGGCTAATTGCATTAGTAGCATTAGTTATTATTGTTCGATTATTTAGTTGATTGCCGTTAATGTTTGCATAAGCAGTTACAATATATTCTTTCCCATTAATGTTTACCAGTCCAACGTTACCAATAACTTTAGAGTTATTTCCAATTTTTCCGCCGATTTCATTATTGTACTTAAAATTTCTTGTTTGCCTCAGAGATTGTTCAGCTAATTGACTTGCAGGATTTTGATCTTTAATTAAAGACTGCATAGCTAACGTTACGTCTTGTGCTGTTGAAATGTTTGGAGTTCCACTGCCTGGTATATTTAAATACCTAGAAATAGTAGTGTTTTTATAACCTTCTTTTTTGGCTAATTCTGTAGCTCTGGTTAGCCCACCTAGCCGATCAATTAAAACATTAGTTGCCGTATTATCTGACTTTTCCAGCATTAACTGTATTAACTGTTCAACTGTTCTAACTTGATTGGCTTTTAATTGTCCGTGTGGATCAACCAAAGGCGATTTTATGGCGATAGCATCTTTTAAGGAAAGTTTTCCGCTTGCTATTTCTTTGGCAATCAAATCAGCAATAATAACTTTAATTGTACTAGCTGGCGACGCTGGGGGTGTTTGAGCATTTTTAGAATATACAGTTTCTCCGCCAACTTCTTGAACTAAAACAGATTGAATATTTTTTGGTAATCTGTTGGTGATTTGTTGCTGAACTGATGGAGAAGGGCTAGGGATGGAGTCTCTAGAACCACCTTGACCGCCGCGACTTGTTTGTTTGCCGTCAAGATCGACAAACATTGAATTAGCTCCTGATTGAACTACCCAGTTAGCAATTTTTGCAATTTGATTAGGATCAGTAAAAACGAGACAACCTGCGCTGCCAATCTTTAAATCGTCTAAATGGAATCCGATTTGTGATCTTCCAGTAGAGAATTTTGGTTCGGCTCCTATCCACGCAGGTCCAACAGTTCCTACTGGAATTTGACTGGGATTATAATTTCTAAACTGTCCAGAATTAAATTGTCGAAGATAGCGAGAAGCGTGGTTAGCGTCAATAGACCAATTACCGTCAGGAAGTGGAGTTTCACTGCCACGAATATTAGTTTTATTTGTGCCAATTGCAGACTGCGTTGATGGTCTTCCTGTTACTCCTCCGATAACAGTATCAATTATTTTACCATCTTTTATTAAATCAAACCGTAGGATTTCTAGTCCTTCAGGAGTTTTTTGTCCAGAACGACGAACAAAAATAGTTGAGGAAGTAGAAGCCGATGGAGTGGAGGAAGGTTGTTCATATTTTTTTACAATTTCTTGATATTTTCTTGTTAAACTTTCTTTGCTTCTTTCTCTTTGCCCATATCCAGCACCAGGAAAAGCTGCCCATTCTTGACGAGCGGCAAATAAAGCACCCACCACATCACCTTTTAAAACTTCATCTAAAGCGCCTCTCATCATAATTCGGCTTATTGCCACTAAATCCTGAGATGTCGGTGAAAAATCTTGTAATCCTAATTTCGCTTTTTCTTCATCCCACGTCGCTTGCATTATCTGGTATCTTCCAGCAGCGTCAGACCTTAATCCGTTTTTTGAAACTCTTTGTCGTGGATGATCTCTAAAAGAAACAAATTGTCCATGTCCAAATAAAGTGTTGTATCCTTCATTAGGCATATAATCAGTGCCTTCTGCATAGGCAACAAGATCAAGAAAAGCTCTGATTTGAGGATTATTCAAATATTGAGATGCTTGCTGTCCGCGAGGGGTTAGTGTAGAGGGTAGCGTGGAAGATGTGGGGAATGTGGAAAATGAAGCAGGCGGCGGTAAAAACCCTCCCCCATTCCACACAGGAGCAGGGGCGAAATTACTAGGTGCTGGTAGTATCAAACCTTCCTTAGCTTTTCTAATTGCCTCAGCAGTTTCCTCTATACTTTTTACTAAGTCTTCTCCAGAAGTCTTAATATTTGGGGGAATAGCCACTAACTCAGAATTGATTAATTTAATTGGTTCTGGAAGTGTATTAAGATTTGTGACAATATCCTTGATTGATTGGGGAATAAAGCCTAATTCTTTATTGGTTTGTCGGATTAAGTCAGCTAGAGTACGATTGAGGTTTTCCTGAGTCCGTTTAATATCCTCAATCGTTCTTAGTCGGCTTCTTTCAGCGTCTTGCTGTTGCTCTTGTAAGTTACGAATATTTCTTAGAGTAGAGATATAGGAAGTTTCTATCTCCTCGGTTCGGGATTGGAAGGTGCGACCGCGACTAGCAATATCAGCTTGTCCCTGTACAAATTCTAGGAAAATGTCACCTAATTCTTTACCAGCGTCGCTTGTACCGGGTATTAATAAACGGTTTTTAACTTGCTGTACCCTGATTCTATCGGTCGCATCCAGTAGCTGATTTTGGGCATTTAAGAGGTTCTTATCGAGTTCTCTGACTAAATCACTGTAACTTTCAGATAGGGAACGATTCTCTTTAAATGCTGACAGTTGAGCGTCTTCAATCTGTCTCCTGTAATCTTCAATCTGACGATTAAAGTCGATTATCTGACGGTCAAGGTTGCGGTAGTAGTCTTGTATTTGTTCTTGCTGATCTCTTAAAGATAGTTCGGTTTCAGCTATTTGCTGTGTGATATTTGCAATAGCTGTTTTTACTGCTAAAGAATCATCTACGTTTAATACTAATTTTTCTTGCTCTAAGGCTAATTGATTATAAAGAGCTGCCAAGTTTATCTTGGTTTGTTCTAGTCCGTAGCCAATATTTTGACTGGAGGAGGTTTTATTAGCTAGATTAGTGAGTTGTTCTGCTTTAACAATTTCTCCACTAGCTTGTTTTTCTTGTATTTGTCTTTTCTTTCTTTCGACAATAATCTCTCGACTAATTTGCTGAATTTCTTTCTCAGTGTTTAAAATATCTCGTCGAGCAGTTGCGTATTCTTTAGCCTGATTTAAAATAGCTCTTAAAGCGGCGTTGTCTTTTAGGTCAGATTCATACTGATCCATTATTTGCTGAATAGCATCAGGAGAAAGTAAATTTTCAGCAATGGCTTCACCAAAGCTCGCTACATTTAGCTGTTCTAAGTCTTCTTTAAAGTAAGTGCTTAAAACTTTATTGGCAGACTTAGATAGCCTTTCGTTTAAAGTATTAGAGATAGAGTTAGCTGAATTACCTAAAGTGGCGATACGCTCTTTAGCAGTCTGTAAGCTTTCTTCTTGAACTTTAACATTAAACTGAAATTCATTAATTTTCCCTGATGCAAATTGTTGATTTAATCCAATTGAACGACTTAAACTATTTCCTTCATTAGCAAAATTGGCATTAGCTCTTGTTCTTATAGCAAGATCAAAGGCAACTTGTAATTTTCTATATTCTTTTTCTTGGTCTTTCAAGACTTGTAGATAATCTTGTTCCGCTTTTTTTAGTTGACCAATTATAGTCAAGAGGTCTATTTTACGTTGTTTGTAAGCAATATCGGTTATATCTTTATTCTTAAAGCTTTGCTCTAACGATGCTAACGCTATCTCATATTGTTGAAGGTCAGCAGTAATTCTTGACCCAACGGGACCTAACTGTTTATTAATTAGCTCCTGTTCTTGCTTCATTAAATCCTGCTCTCGCCGGTTAAATTCAGCTACAGATCGGTCGTTTCCTTTTGCGCTTGCAATTGTTCTTTCTGCTCTGACTAAAGCTAAATTATTTCTGATTTCTTGTAATTCAGATGAAAATCGCTTGCTACCTGAAAAATTAGATAAAGTTTTTTGATATTCTATTAGATTTCCGACTCCAGTAGCGAGAGATTTATCAATGTTTTCTAGTCCTTGTCGTAATTCTAATAGTGACATAAGCCATTTAGAATTATAAACAATCCCTAGTGTTATAACATTAAAAAACTTTTCTCCTCCAGACAATTCCATGTCAGGCAAAAAGCTTGTTAAGCCTTTGCGATTACTGTTATCGGTTTTGTTTTGCCAAGCATCAAGAGCTTTTTTAGACTCTTCTAGGGTTCTTACAGCTTGTTTTAGTTCTTCGCTACCAGCATTTAATGCGTTATAAACAAATTGAATACCAGTTATCACCGCAGTAGGAATAATCAATGCTTTAATTAATCCTATTCCTGCTAAAGTAGCAAGGTTTATAGATACTTTTAATCTACCCATGGCTGTAGCTGTAGATAGAGATGCTACTCCGGCAGTTTGTAAGGATGCACTCATAGCAGCACTGGCAACGGCTCCTAACCGACCAGCTGCCGCAAATTGCATGACTGATTTTCCTAAGAATCCCATGACTGACAGTAACCCTGCGGCTCCCACTGATGCCACAGTCCCTAGATTGTCATTTAAGGTACTTAAGCCGGCATTTAATGCCTGTAAAGCAGGGTAAGCGACTACTCCAATTTTTTCCCCTAACTGCATTTGAAGCTGTTCGGTATTGTTCTGGAATCGAGAGATTTCCGATTGTAAAGTTCCGGTAGAAAGAGAAAGACCTCCAGCACTCATCCGTTTATATTCAGCCGCTAGTCGAGGTAAAACATCTTGTACCAAGAGATTGCCTGCTGATGCTTGTTGATAAAATTGAGCAGTGGTTAAGCCCATTGATCGGGCGGCTACATTTAAAGCGTCGTTTAACCCTCCTGACTCGCTCAATTGCTGTGTGAATTCTTCAACGGAAACAACAGCTTTAGAGGCCATTTGCCCAATAGCTCTAAAAGATTCAGCTTGCTGTTGGGTATTGGTTTGTCGCGCCGATAATGCTTCTTGGAATCCTTCAAAAATATTATCTGCCTGCGCTTGTAGTGGAGAATCAGTAGTAAGTAATTTGAATTTGCTATAAGCAATAGCGGATTCTTTAAAGGATATTCCTAATTTGTCAGCCCTTGCCACTAAAGCGTCAAGAGATTGTTCTACGTTGCCTACACCGGCAAGATTTAAATTTAATTTAATTCTTTGTAACTCAGTAAAAGCAAGTAAAGAATCAGTAACAGCTTGTTGAATCCTAAAAGGAATATCGTAAATAGCAAAAAATAGAGGTCGTAATAAATATTCTGCTCCTTTGAAAAGAGCAAATCCCCCAATTGCCGCTATAGCACCTTTACGAAGATTAATCATACCTCCTGTAGCGGCATTAAGTTCTTGGTCGAGAGTTCTGAGTGCTTTGCCACCAACCGAGAGGAAATTAATAAATCCGTCCGCTTGGGCAATAACAGCTTTTAGTCCGCTCACAATGCCGTCTGTAAAACCACTAGAAACGCCCGCTTTTTCAATACTATCGAGAGCGTTGAAAATGTTGTCTCGTTTTTTATTCCAGTCGTCAAGAATTTCTTCTCTTGTTGTTTTTGGACGAGCGATGACGGTAGCTCGCTTCATCACTTGAAAAGCGCGGGGAGAAGCGAAAATTCCCGTGTTCATCGAGCCTTGAATCTCGTTGATAGCCGCTAGGCGTTCCCCTCGGCCTAGCCCCATTTCTTTAACAGCTTGAAGGATCGCTTTTCGGGCTTCTTTTGACCTCATGCCGACAAAGAAAGTAAAATCGCTTACTTCTTTATCAAATTGAGTCTCTAGCCTTAATCCGAAGCGAATATGACGCGCCCCTAACGCTAATCCTTCATAAAAAAACCGCATTGCTTTCATCGCTTTTTTAGATGGCGAAGCATTCCCCAATCCTTTATTTGTTGCATCAACTATTTCAATTGCAGTTTTATAGGCTATCTTTTCTGCGTCAGATGCTGTTAGCCCGATTTCTAGTCCTTTTTGGAAATCTTTTGACGCTTGTTTCCCTAAGTCTTCAATTTTTGCAAATAAGTTTTTAATAGTCGCTTCTAGCGTTTTTGCTTCTTTAACAAAAAGCTCATGTTCCAAGTTTGTTGTATTGTGACTACCCTCGCCAATATCTTTGTTTTTTTGTAGCTTTAAAAGTTTATCCCGATCTATTACGGGGAACATTCCTAGTTCTTTTTCTATAATTTCAACAATCTTTTTAGCGTCTTTAATTGACTTAATAGAATTGGCAACATTTTGGGCAATACTATTAAAACCTTGTTGCTCTAAGGGATCGTCTCCGATTTTAAAATGTCTTTTAATATTATCTAAATCATATTCTCCCCCAAAGGTTTTTCTGTCTCCTAAAAGACTATCAACTAACCGATTTAAAGTGTCTTCTTTGTGAGCTAGATCGTAGCCTATTGAATGTGCAGCGTCTAAATCAGACGACGATCTATAGGTTGACTCAATACTAAAGCTATTATCAGATTTTTCGCTTTCTATCTCTCTGATTTTTAGTTCTCGCTTGTAAACAGCCAGTAAATCAAGAAGACGGGAGGCTTCCTCTTTGTACAATTGAATTACTTTTTGTCTTTTTGCGCTTTCCATTAACAGGTTGGCGTATTGACTTCCAAATAATGTAGGATATTGACGTGGGTTTTCTTCGTCTGCTTTTGCGGCTATTTTGTTTTTAAGTTCCCAATAATTGTTACCAAATAAAGATTGAGATGCTTCTACTCGTTTGTTTTCTTCAAATCTTTCACCGTATTCACTACTAGGCAATTTAGCCCGCATTGATTTGTAGTCTTTCGGGTAAAAGTCTAAAAACATCAATTCTTTTTGAAGAAATTCTGTTCGCTTGCTCAAGTTGCTAATTTTTTGAGCAGATTCTAGTACCGATTCTATTTTTTTGTAAATAGCGGCAAATTGCTTATCAATGGGAACATCAACAAAATCAGATAAAAGATAGCGAATAGACTGAGAAGTATCTTTTTTAAATTCTGGCAATGTTTCACTAAGGTTTGCAATTTTTTCTTTTTTGTATTTTTCTTCTTCTGTTTCTCCGGTAGGAGCAAAGAATTGTTCAATTTCTTTTACTTCTGCTGGCATTTCTATTTTTTTTCTGCCAAGGTCTTTAATGTCGGTATTTAATATATCAACAGTTTTTTTGCTGATGTTTTGTATTTTGGCAAACAACCCTTTAGATTCATTAACTACACCGTTTTCTACTCCTTTTATTAGGTTTTCCCCCGCTTTTTTCCCTTTCCAAGATGGCGAAGCATTCCCTAATCCTTTATTTGTTGCGTCGATAATTCCAATCGCAACATCTAAAGCGTATTTTTCGCTATTATTATTTTGTAATCCAATATTTAACCCCTTGATATAATTTAACCCAGACTGTCTGCCCTCACTGGAAAACATCGAACTAATCGCTTCAAGGTTTTTTGCGAATACTGGAACGCCAGCACTTAAAGAAGATGCAATAACTTCAATGAGTTTGCGTCCATAAATATTGTACTTTTCTTCTATATCGCCTAAATTAATACCTAAAAAATCAGACGGATCAATTTTGCCAGTAGTTTGAACCTCAAGGTATTCAAGTATCTCATTAGGTCTGCGATTGTATTGGTCTGGTGTAAAGCTAGACAAAGGATTTGTTATTATCTCGCTTGGATTTCTCCAAAAAGCACCAGAGTCACCTCTAGTAAATGTTGATCGGTTGGCAATTTTTGCTATATCGAGCATTATTTCAGCATCGCCATAGTAATCATTTCCTTTGATCGGTTCGGAAAAAGAGTTAATTGCGCTATAAGCAACAGGTTCTTTGAAAACTTGTTTTTCAAAATCAAATCTGTCTCTTCTTAAACTCCATTGATTAAAGGTAGGGTCTATTCCTTGTGTTAAAATAGCTTGGAGATTTGCAAAAGCTGTTTTATGTCCAGCGTAAAAATTAGATAATTGCTTAAGTCTAATACTAGCAGAAGCTAACGCATTTTCCGATGGCAAGCTTGATTCAATTAATCGTGTAGGGGTAGGATAAGAAATAATATCATTTTTTGGGGGTTCAACAGGAGTAAAAGTTTTTGATAGAGGGAATTTGCTTAATTTTTTTTCTAGTAGCCCGTCAATTGGTTTACCTTCCCACCCCATCATTTTCGCTTCAACAGCTAAATCTTTTAAGTTAGGAATATTTACATCAAAATAAGATTGAATAATTTTTTCAATATCGCCAAGTGATAAACCTGATTCAAATCCTTTAACAACTTCATTAGCTAAACTCCGAAAATCAAAAGAAGAAATTCCTTTTTCTATTCCAATTGCCACACCTTTAATTAGGTTTTCTCCCGCTTCTTCCCCCTTCCAAGATGGTGAAGCATTTCCCAGCCCTTTATCAATTTGATCTACTATTTTAAGAGCGTTCTGGTAGGCAATGTCGCTTGCGCTAGTATCCTTTAATCCTTTTTCTAAACCTTCATTAAGGTTCTTACCTGACTCCAAACCACCTTTAGCTAATTGAGGTACAATCTGTTTTAATTTGTCGTAAACAGCATCAGTAGCAGCTTTTGCTGTCATACCTTGCTCTTTAACTAATGTAATTGCTTCATTAATAATGCTTGAAACTGGACTAGCTGTATTTTTAAGTTGATCAAAAACCCTTAATGCTTGTTCTGCTTGATTTGCAATTGCTTTATTTTCTTCTATGTTAATTTGATTACCCGCAGTTTGTAGTTTTGCGGCTTTTTTATCAGAAGTTAAAGAGCCAAATACCTGTTTATCGGCTACTATACGATTTCTTAATGCAGACTGTACCTCAGCGCGAGTTAAAGTATCTGTTTGCTGTGTCGTGGATAATCCAAATAAATCAAATTGTTCTACAGTATCAACTGTACTAGCGTTCAACGTATCAATTAACTCTGAAACTACTGATTCGGTTACTTTCTTTCCTTTTTTCTCGAAATTTTCAATTAATTTAACTAACTCTCTTTGCTGAAATTCCTTAAGTCCACTGCCGCCAATCTGAACACCCCTAAGTTCAGGTATATCTCCACTGGCGACACGATCAAACAACTCCTGTGGTAATTGAGCTAACGCAAGTCCTTGAGAAGCTACTCGATCTCGCATCGGTATGCCAGCTTTTTTAAGCGATTCTTTGTCAGCTAGATTCATGTCTCGCAAAAACTTGGCTGCATCTATAGCTGTACCACGCCCTTCTGCAATATTAATCATTGCCCCTTTAGCCCTAGCTTCTTGGGCTGAAGGGGCATTTAACAATCGGACGGTAATATCTTTGACGTTTAAATCTTTGGCTAAATTAAGTCTATTATGTCCATTAACTACATAAACTTTCCCGTCTTTAGGATCGCGCCAAACACTGACAACTCCCGCTAAATCATCATCCCATTTACCAACACCAGATAAAGAACCAGTCGATCCAGTTTTGCCGTGTACAAGTTTATACTGGAATCGTTCTGGATCAAGATTTAAGTCTGAGATCGGAAGTTTTCCTACCCAGCCAGGGGAAGTCGGGCTATTTTCTTGAGGAACCCTTTTTAACGGATTTGGAGTTTCAGTAACGCGTAAAGGAATATTCTCAGTCTGTAGATTGCTTGTAGATGCAGGTAAAAGAATATTCTTGGATTGTATCTGACTTTTGGCATTAAGTAACAGATTGTCAATTAAGGTTACAAAGCCGATTAAAGATTTATTAATACTTGTCGTATCAAATTCAGGGTTAGCTCTTATTGATGCAATACCCGTTTTAATTTTTTCTAATTGAGAGAAAAGGGTCTTTAAAGATTGAATATCTTTATTAGTATTAATTTGTTGGGTGATGCTTTGTATGCCACTGCCAATTGTTTTAATAAAATCAGCGGAAATTTTTCTTGTTTCAACTTGGAATCCACTAAGTTCTTTTTTCCCTAATTTTGTTCTATCACTTGCTTTTGTTGTTAGTAAAAGTCGAGTTAGTTGGTCAGGGTTAAATTTTTCAGTTAACGATTTCCATATTTCCTCTTTTCTGGCTCCTGCTCCTGATGCTGGTACGTCAATTCCCTGATTTCTGGCCAACCCTCGTAATTGTTTTACCGTGTAATATTCTGGGTTAATTGCCTTGATGTTAGCTGGAATAGGGTTACTTGCTGGGAAGACTCTCTCATCGAAATATGGAGTTATTTCAGTGGTAATTAGAGAATCAGCTTTATTCTTTGCCGCTTTTAATGCTTTTTGGGTTTTACCTTCAATTTTTTGCTGTTCTTCTTTGCTAACTAATTTAGGGACATTACTGGTAGCCGCTCCCAAGAGTTTTTTAACACCTTCACCGGCCATTAACGCCGATCCAGCAACTGCTCCCCCCTGCGATAGGACGCTGATAGTGCCGTTAGTTATTTCGGTTACGAGCTGCACTACTGCTTCCGTTAGCTGTTGCCCCACTCCAAACGGCAAGCCGCTAAAAGCTTGAGTCATTTGTGTGGCTACGGCTTGGATCATTTCCCGACCGCCTGCACTTAACGCTTCCGATAAAATCGACCTCATCGACTCAATCACTGCCGTATCAAGACCCATTGGTAGGGCATGGATAGCGGCGGCTCCCATAGCAGCCGTTCCCCCTACCTGAATAGCTTTTTTACCTATTGCAGCACCAGGTAAAGCCATTACTGGACGCTCGATCGCTTTTAAGACCGTGAAAACAACCTGACCAAATTTGATCACATCCAGAGAAGTATCTTTAAGGGCGTTTCCTAATAGCCTCCCCGCTTCCTTGAACTCCCTAATCAATACCTGATTTAACAGTTCTGAGATGTCTTCTTGCCCTGTTAAAAGCTGTATTTCGCCGCTACTATCGGGAGTTGACAATCTGGTAGTTAAAGCACTTTTTAATCCCGCTTGGGCTTTAATAGATATATCTTCTAAAACTTTTTCTAGTGGACTGCTCCCTTTATCTGTTCCGCTATTGCCAAAACCGTCGGGAGCGGGCGGCAAAAGCTTTTGTGAAAATACCTTGTTAATTGCATCTACAAAAGACCGCATTAATTCGGCATTAGATTTAGCCCATAGGTCAGGTGTGCTATTTTGCCACGGATCGGCTAAAGGACTAGCATATTTGGCTAGAATGGCTTTTTCTATTCGGGATAAACTAGAAATTATTTCTTTTGTGGCACTGTGAATAGTTTTTTCTATTGAGCTTTCTTTTTTTGTTAAATCTTTTTGTTTATCAGCTACATCTTTTAATTTATGACCGGCTATAGGTTTACCCGACAACACATCATTAATTCTTTCTGTTAATGATTTTTCAGTAGGTTCTTTTTTGTCTATCTGTTTAGCAACTTCTGTTCTTGGGAAGTTTTCACTAGATCTGCCACTTCTACTTGGACGATTAACAACGCCCGACCCAATGTCAATACGGGGATTTTGTCGGACTCTCTGCAAAAAACGTGGGTCGTTAACCGTTAATGAAGTGTCGCCATATCCCTCATCAAAAGCTTTTTGAAATATCTCGACGGTTTCCTTGTCGTATCCTCTGGTGCTTCGCCCTTTTGCCCATTGAATATCTCTATTTATTTGTGATTGACGTTCTGCGTCATCTTTTGATAGCTTTGTTGCATTAGCAAAATCTATTGCTTTTAGTTCATTTTTAGGAGTAATTAAGACATTTTCTGTATTTAGATCGAAGTGAGCATAACCCGCTTCGTGTATATTCTTGAGTAGCGCTGCATACCGTTTTATATAATCCGTGAAAGCTTTAATACCCTCTTGGGTACTTAAATCGGCTTTTCGTAAAACATCGTTTAAAGAACCAACTGCTTTAATATATTCCTGAATGAAATACTCACCTTTTCTTGTGGTAATCGGACGCGGCGCAAGTCCCTGTTTCGCCATCGCTAACTGCGCTTGGAACTCTTTCGGAGTTCCGAGCTTTCCTTGATTCAGTTCGGTGATGGGGGTTTTAATCGCTAGATCGCCAAGTCGATACACGGCTCCCGTAAAGCCCTGTCCTATTTTTTCTGCTTTAAGTACGTCGAGATTTTCGGGAAGTATTTTTTGGGACTTCTGTAATGCCTGATTAACATTAATCAAATCAAACGGCTGGTACTGAATTGACTTAACGTTTTGCGACGCAGATGTTAATGATTGCGATACATTTTCTAATGCGGTCTCGATCAATCCCGTGTTTGTTCTTAGCGTCGCTTCAAATCCAAGTATTGCATTCGAGAGGTTGAAGAAAAAGTCGGTAATATTTTCTACGCTCTCGTCCATTGTGGCGATTTCTTTAATTACCCTGTTTTTCCCTATAAAAGTCGGAACCGGTGCGTTTACGTCAATGTATTTGCCAGCCCCGTCTATCATTTCGCGAATACGAGAAAATGGGCTGGTTTTTAAGAGTTGAATGTATTCTGACTGCGCTCCCGTGTCTCCCCCCGCAATTCTTTTTTGCAATTCGGAAACACGCCTTAAAAAATCTTGATAAAATCTAGCTTCTTTCCGACGTATCTCAATTAGAGCCTCGATAACTTTTTTGGCCGCTTTATCTGCTTCCGTATTCGTGGGCATTTTATTGACCCACTTTAATAAATCAGGAAGAGACTGATCCTTAACTAGCGGTAATCCTAAAGCATTTTGATTGGTTGTTTGTGAAAGTTTATAAAGAATATCTCCAAACCGAGGAATTACGTCTTTGCGAATATCGCTAGGTGCATCTTCTCTGCGAGAAAACGTCTCCCCATATGTTGCTGAGTTTGGGAGAGCATTGTCTGCCTCTGTAACATGATGATAAGGTTTTGCCCTAAACTGTTTCTCGTATCCCGCCTCTACTAGATTGTCAATAGCATTAATAAAATTAGTCCATTCTGCTTCAAATTTATCCCCCATCATACGGAAAATATTTTTCCGTGTCTCCATCCAAAACCGTAAAAGCGATCCGAAATTGCTTGGCTTAAGATCGATAGTATCGGTTCCTGAATTGACAAGCCTCTCAAGTTCTTCTAAATTTGATAATAACGGGTCAAGGTACGAAAAGGAAACATTTGTCGCGTTAAGAATTTCTGCGAGAGTGTTTTGGTAGGCAGAAATTGTCCCTTGTAGTTCTTTTTGCTCCGCCCCGGCTGTCTTGCTTGGATTGCCGAGAACTGGAATCGCTTTTAAGAACTCTGTCCGATCGGCTATTTCTTGATCGATTTCCGAGATCAACGCAAGTAGTTCATCTAATTTTTTGGTATCGTCAGCCGACAACTTTGACTGATCAACACCTGACACGGACTGCTCTAATTTTTCTTTGTATTTTTTTAGTTCTGTAATTCGTTTAACAATTGGAGTATAAAAGTATTTAAGTGACTCTTTAAGCCTTTTGTTAAATTGCTTTGAAGATGTGGCAAGGTTGGCAACATATAGTCCAATCTTGTGATCTTCTCCTATTTTGTCAAGGGTTAATTGCTGTTTTGATGGAAAGAAAATGCGAGAAGGTAAAGCAACATCAGCGGTTTCGTAAATATCTTCGGCCTTTTTTTTCTTTTCAGGGTCTTTGCTGGCTATATCAGGAATAAAGGACTTTCCGAACATCGTGATCCCGACTTTATCATAATTGCCCATTGCGGCAATATACTTGAGTGGACTTTTCGTATCCACAACAGAAGTTAATCCTGCGTTAGGAGTGCCTATTCCTAGCCCATATTTGACATTTTTTAACACCTCCCTAAGAGCGGGTGACATCTTGATTAATTGCTGTAGGATAGCGACCGCTTCTTCAACGACGTACCCACCACCAGAACCCCCGACTAACGCAATTTCTTTTTCAGGGTTTCCCATTGCGACGTTTAACGCTTTTGCCGCAAGCGTGATCGCATCTTTATCGAATCCCTCGAAATTAGTCTGAAATACCCGGTCAATCGGTTGCACTGTTTTGAAGCCCGATAGTATTCCTTGATAGTCTGTCTCGGATATGAATTGTTGCAGAAGTTCTTTATTCTTTTCGATAATCGGCAGTAACTGTTCTCGAATAAATTGACTTGGGCTGTTGCGTAGTTCCTCTAAGCTATTTGATAAGACGTTCGGGACTGCAAGAACGGCTGTCTCTGGAAAAACACCCTGTATTTGAGCGGCAAGATCGTAGGTGCTTTGTACTTCGGGCTTGCCTGGACGGGATTCGCTCGGTTGAACACCACCCGTTACAAGAGTAATGGACTTTCTAGATTTAATAAAATCTTGTTCTTTTTGCGAGAGTTGTAGGATTTTTGCTATTTCTTCAGCCGCCATTGCTGATTCTGAAAGTTGTATTCGCTTGCGAATTCTTAGCGGTTGTACTGCAACTCGTGCGGCCGCTCCTAGTGATCGCGCAAGATTCTCCTCGGCTACCATTGCAATTTTTGGAAAAGCTTCTCTCAACTTATCCCCGATTGGATAAGCAGGTTCTGGCTCTGTTGAGCGTTTGCGTTGTTTTTGGGCGTTTGCGCGGCTAAATTGTTGCGACTCAACAAAAATATTCTCTAGTTTCCGATATGTTTCTGGATTAAACAGTGTATCGGTTATTGTCCTGTAATTGATACGAAGTAACTGTTTTGCGCTTTTTAATCCCTTGGGAAAACCGAGTAAATCTCGAAAAGCAGTATCGAGAAGATTGTTAAACTGTCTGACATTGCGACGAACAGTTTTACCGATTGCTTCTCCTTGACTCTCAAAATCAATTCCGATCGTCTTGTTGATTCCCTTGCCTGCTTTTAAACCTCCATAAAGACCCGCCCCCGTAAAAAATCCCCCGACTACATTGCCTACGGTGAGATTAAATGCTTTTTGAAAAATGTTTTCACGGGGATTAGAATTGCGAACGGTGACAGACAGACGCTCGATCGCTTTCTCTACCCGATCTTGATACCCAGAAAACCGATGCTCAACAACAATTTTAGAAGGTGTTCTTATCTCTAGTGATGTTTTTTTTAATTCACGCAACTCTTGGTTAAGAGAAACTAATGCGTCATCTTCAGCAAATACTTTAATAGGATTTGCTTTATAAAAATCAACTGTTTTCTTGAGGTCAACTCTTTTTAAAAGTAAATGACTGTTTAGCCCATAAAGCTGACGGTCATCGACGCTAACTTTAATTTTTAGTGGAGTCGTGCCAAGTTTAGTAACACGACGCTCTAAGGAAGAAAGCTGGTCTTTAGCCGATTTGATGCCGCTATCATATTGGGCTGTATTTAGCCCTAGACCGATTTCTAAAGTACCAAGTGATAAAGACATTAGCTTTTCTCCCCTACTAATTGAATTATTTCGTCGTATAGTCCGCAATCGACTATTATCTGAGTGGCGAAGACTGGCACTTGGCCAGCTTGCATAGCTTCTAACAGAATTTGAGCGGTTTCTTGATCAAGAAAATATTTTTTATTTTCTTTAAACTGGTAAGGCAGAAAATCACTAGGAAGACTTTGTGACTTAGAACCTTCTTTAGATTGTGCTACTAGGTAGGCGTGAACCATGGCAGCAATCTGACTAACCGTACCTGATAGTGAATTAATTTCTTCACATTTGACTTTTTGAATCCCTGAATATTTTTTCAGGATTAACCAGTCTGGCCAATCTTCCCACTCCTCGATAGATAATCCCCATGCACACCATTTGTAATAGATTTCTTCCCAATTAATGGGGTTAGCAATTGCCTCTAACCGTGCATTAATTGCGTCATCTATTCGTTTTTTTCGTCGTCCTCCGTTGACTCTGATTCTGATTTTTCAGGCTCTGGTTTTTCAGTTTCTGGGTTTTGCCACTGGGTTATGTCTTGCCAGAGATAGTCTTGATAGAGTTTTACTACCATAAATTGAGACATATCATTAACGTCTTGTATGGTGAAATCAACAGAAGATTTATCTTTAAGTTTAACTACCCGTCGAGGACTACCTAGAAATTTAGCTAACAAGGCTTTATTGTACGTCTCATAAGTTGTTTCCCGATCCTTAAATAAAGCGTTTAATTCATCGAGATAAGGCTCTACAAGTTCTATAGATTCTCTTGTTAGTTCTCTTGTTTTTTTACGGTTGCTTAAAATTGATTGCTGCACGATAGCGGCGGTTTCTACTTTTTGTTCTACGCTGTCAGATTTTACCCCGTCAAGGGCATCAACCATGACCTGTTCAATTCGTTCTCGGATCGAACCGTCGTTAACTACTACTCCTTCAATTTCAGCAGTGGATAGTCCCGTTTTTTGCCCGATAGCTTTAATTTTCTCAAGATAAGCTTTGTCAGCTTTTTCCCGTGCCTCTAAGTATTCCTTGACTGTTTCATTTTCCTTTGGATTAATTCCGTATCGTTTTAAAAACTTGATTCCAATCTCTCCATTTTCTTCTGTAGCAATTGTATCTATCTTTTCCAGTAAAGTATCGTTGTCTTGGATGTAATAAAGCCACTCTTTTTTTAAAGGGAAAAAGAATGTTTCATTAAATTTCAATTTGCCTAATACGCTTAACTTCGCCATTTATTTTTACCTTTTGATTTCTTTTTGCACTTTGTTCAGTATTGAGCCACAGAGGATCAAGGATCACAGATACTTGTATTCTTTCTTGGTTTTTTGTTCCGTCTGGTGGTTCGATTAATATCTTTTCTTGTTGAGTTATTTCTCGATCAAACGTACCGAAAGAAAACCAGAGGTAATTATTAATTATTCTAGAATTGACTAACATTACCTCTTGGTCTTCATCGACAAGGAGTTTAACTGTTTTAATTGAGATCATCGGCTACATTAGGAGAAAATGGCGACGTTGCCATCGGTTTAATGTCAAACACATTGCCACTAATAGTTAGAGTTACGTTTCCTTGTAGGAAATTGCCTTTTTCACCACTAACATTTTGGCTAACATTTGTCTGAAAACCTAAGCCGCCGCGCTGTCCCATATAGACAATTTCGAGATAAATTCGATCACCTCTTTGCTCTGCAGCTTTTACAATTTCATATCCAGGATCACCAAATACAAGCGGACCCGATACCGACCCAGTACTCATGATTTCGGAGATAAATTTCTCCACCGCCATTTCACTAAAGACGGAATCAGTAACCTCAGTAGAGGAGGTGTCAACGTTAAAGGTCTTGGCGCTCAAAAAAGGAACCCAAGATTTAATCGTGCATTTTTGAGCGGGAGTAGCAAGGGTAGCAGCAATTTTGGAAGGTTCGATCTGGATTGCTGTCTGGGTTACTGTCGTCGTTTTTGTTCGGACGACCACATAATCACCGGCAGTCCCCACATAAATTAAAGTGCCAGCATATAAAATTCGGCCAAAACCCCCAGTCGCCACGGTAAGAGTGGAATCACCTAAGACGATTGCACCACCTAAATCGGCTACTCGTGTGGAAGGTTCCTCTCCAAAACCATAAGTACCAGAGATAAAAAATTGCGTATCACGGCTAGGGGTGAGGTTGTCACTCCGGTTCAACTCTAAAATCTGATTGGACATTTCTGATCACTGACTAAACTTTTCTAGTTACATTGTACTATAAAAGATTAGTAAATGTGTACTCTAGAAGTCTAAAAGCCTAGCAGTAGTGATTTTAAAGGTCACTTTTGGTCTGATAATCCCCTCAGAAGTTTTGGTATAGGGGGTTAGGCGCGGCTGATCTAGAAAATTCCAGTAGCGAGATGATTTAAGTCTCTCGATCACTGGTGTTAAGGATTTCTCTAGATTGTACTGTTTCAAGGTAATGCAATAGTTATTTATGCCTACGGTGTAACCCAATAGGTTTTCGTGATAGGGGTCGGGTTCTCTCTGAATAATTGCCTCAATTCCACTATTGGGCTTTACTTTATAGTTAGGGGGTAATTCAGGAGGCTCTACCCAAATAGCATCAATTTCTTTTAAATTTTGCCCTGTAGGGCTTGTTATTTCGTATTTGCCTAAGTCAGTACCGATAAGTATCTTTAAATTGTTTCTAATACCTAATAAAATATCTCTTAATTCTGATTCACTCATTTAATTTTTCCTTTAAGATTTCACTATAAGCCTCAATTGGATTATAGTCTTCTATAGCCGTGTCGATAAATGGGCGGGCGGGAACATCTGTCACCGTCCCATCGTTACGCTCTATTTGATACCCTTCATGGACAAGAGCGGCATGATCAGCAGTGTAACCGATTACTTTATAAGTATCCGATACATCTTCAATAAATTGGCTATTTTTTAGCTCACCTGTATCTACAATGTCCCGAGGTGAGCCGACTACACTGCCATTTTTTCGTACGGTTTCCCGTGGCCAGTTCCATTTAGTATCTTCTATCTGAAAGTTAATCTCTTGGGCAAATTCGGACACCATTTCCCCAAAAGCTTCAGTAGCTAAGTCTTTTCCTAGATTCCAGTTAATCATTAAAAAATAGCTGCAAGTTATCCTTGCAGCTATTATATAGCGGTATGCAGTCGAATGAGGTATAGTGCAACAGGCTATGAGTCAGTCTAGGCAAGACTTTGTATGTATCTCACTTAAGCGAATACCGCTATAGCATAATTACTCCCGTTGATTCACTACTTTAGTTTAATAACTTGACCAGTCTCAACACATATAGCTTCAAAATGCAATAACTTGTCTCGTCGATTGTAATACTCAAAAATTTTGGTAACATCATCTTCTGTATTTATATTGCAAGAATACTCTTGAAGTATTCCTTCTTTGTTGTATATAATAGCCGCAGCGGTAAAAGTCTGGTGTTTAGGATTGCCATTTTTATCTTTTTCTGCAAAGTTTAAGTGAAACATAATTACCTTTGTTGATTTGTGGTTAACAACTGATAATTGATAACTGATAACTGACTAATTGTCGCAGACTACCCGAAAACCGAAAGAGTGGCTGCGGATGTCGCGGCGGTCGTAGTAGTAGCGAATCGCGGAACGGCAGTCATCAGGATTGCATCCCCAGGAACCGCCCCGCAAATTATCATTCCCATTTTCTATCCAGGCACTGCCATCCGTCGGCGCACCATCATAATTATCGTGCCAAGTATTGGCACACCACTCCCAAACATTACCACTCATATCATAAAGCCCCCAAGCATTGGGCTTTTTCTGTCCTACAGGATGAGTTTCATCCTGAGAATTTCCATAATACCAAGCGTAATCTTTTAAGTAATCATCAAAATAATCTCCGAAATAATAGTCAGTAGTTGTCCCCGCACGACAAGCATATTCCCATTCCGCTTCTGTAGGAAGACGATAATTTTTCCCGGTTAGCTGACTCAATTTCTGACAAAAGGCTATAGCGTCGTCATAACTGACTTGTTCCACTGGATTTTGAAGATTATTTTTAAAGTAAGAAGGATTAATTCCCATCACCGCTTCATATTGTGCTTGAGTCACTGGATATTTGCCAATTGCAAAACTGTTGACTTTAACTTGGTGTTGAGGCTTTTGATGATTTTGAACATCGGGATCACTATCAGGAGAGCCTATGAGAAATTCACTTGCTGGTAAGTTCACCATTTCTAATACGACTTGATTGGGTAGGTTTTCGGTCATCGTGAACTCCTTTAGTGTTTTTTTGTTTTTTTTTCAACCGATAACGACGACATCTTTCGGCGTTAGTCATTGAATCAGGGTGGGGAGGTTTTCCTGCCGGATTGCCAGTAAAATGATGATTGCAGTCTTTACAGCAATAACGCTGTTTTCCTGACACAGAGAACCCTTTTTTAGAGATTCTCTGTGATTGACATTTAGGACATTGCATTGTCATTTAATGATAGATGAGAATACTGTAACAGTAGATCAATCCATTGATCTTTGGTGTAACCTAACGTTTTCCCGTTAATGGTTGTTGTGGTGAGTCCTATTTTGCTTGCAAGTGCTACTAATTCGGTAGATTTTAGCCTTTTAAGATTTCTTTCTGTTTTAACAAATAGTTGCTCGTGTTCGTGAGAACTAATAATGACATTTTTGAATTTTTGAGCAAATTCCTTTAATGTGTTTAACCCGTTCATCTGTTTAACTCCTTTGTGTTTGTTTCTCTATATCCCCATTGTAGGGGATATGTTTGTATGTTGTCAAGGGGTTTGGAAAATATTTTTCAAATAACCCCGTAGTCTGACAATGCAAATACTGACTCCATGTCTCCTTTTTTTGCTTTTGCTTTTGCTTTTGCTATTGCTTGACGATCTTCCTCGTTCTGTTTTCTTGTTTTGTCGTCCATTTTACGATAAGCTTTTTCAGCTTCTTTGAAACCTTTAAAAACCGAAACGCTACCCCATACTTCGGTCTGATAGCAATCTTGGAATAAACCAGATTGTAAATCTTTTTTAATTTTAAAGATAATTCTCTCGAAAATGGTGTCAGTAACAGCACCCTCAAAACCGACTACATAAAAGGATTTTCCGTTAACAGATAAATGTGCTATACAAGCGGCGCGCCCAGTATTGACACAGCCTAACGATTCCGCTCCTACCACATAACTTAGGTGGCGAGATAACTTGTGTTGTAAAGACTGCTCTTTACTGGTCGTCGCTTGTTTTTTGACAGTCTTAACTCGATTGACTGTGACATTGTATGTCTGTAGTTTTTCCATATATTTTTCTGACCAAGCCTTAGCCGCTTCATAGCTACGGCGGTAAGACACTTTATCATCAGGAAAATAGCAAAACCATTTATCTTTATTGACACCAATACCTTTTTTAATTTCAACTTTTTCTGCTACTGCAACGTAGTGACCAGGTGCTTGTCTGTTAAATTTCATCGTAACCTCTTTTGTGTTTGTTGGCATATAACCAATATAACAGGTATATGTTTGTATGTCAAGTAGTTTGTCAAACTTTTTTATTATCTTTTTGTAGTTTGTAGATTTACCTATGGTTACACTGATCGCAGAACTGCCAAAAATCTCGGAAAATTAAGCCAATAAAGTAATCACACACTTTTTGACGGATGACAACTGATAACCGATAACTGATAACTGATTACAGCATCGGATATTTGTCTAGTACTGTTTGTACTTTCTGATCTAAAGATTGAGTTATTTGCTCAATCTCTTCGCGGAAAATTTGAGCCTTTTTAATTTTAGGAATTTGTGTTGTTTTGATTAGTTGTTTATCGTTAGACATGACTTAGTACCTCGTGTGTTTTGGTTACTTTTTATTGTGGATCATTCTCCCAGAAATGTCAACTATCTGGGAGAATCTTTTTTGAACAAGTGTACTACTGATAACTGATAACTAGAAGCTAACTAATCTCTAAGTCGTTAGCGTCAGCAAAGTCATAGATGTCCATGTACCAGTCTGACCATTCATCAGGGTCAGACAAATTGACTTTATCGACTGCCCACCGTCTCGAAAAATATAGTCCTGCTTTCCACTTGTCAGGATATGGATGCTTTGCTTTTTCGGTATCGTTGGGAGTAAGAATAAACTGGAGAATGTCTTTTCCCCATTTACCTTTTTTGATATTGTAAAAGCAAGACAATGCGTCAATTAAGTCGTCGCACTCTTGTTGGTAGTCAGCAAAGTTTTCTGGCAGTTTAAACTTAGGCTTTTTAGCCATCGGTTTTTTATCTAGCTTAGGTTCTGGTTTGGTTTCTGGTTGATTGGTTTTTAGTTGCTTATTTTCCTGTTCCAGTTGATAAATACGAATTTGTAACTGGGTAACAGATTCGTTTAGAACTGTTATTTGATTTGTTTCTCTTTGCAGTAGAGAAACTGTGCATTCAAGATCATGTATTTGTTGCTTTAAGTTTTCCTTTTCAATCCATGCTTTATTGAACTCTTGGTATTCTAAGTCAGGTTCACCTAACAACCAATCAACGAGCGCAACCTGTCTTTTTTCAGAAAAAGATAACTCGCTATCAGTCTTTAGTTGGTTGTCAATTTCTTGATCCTCTTGTGGGATGTATTCGCAATTTCGGAGGTAGTCTTCATCAAACGATTTATTGTTAGCCATGATTTATTACTTCGTGTGTTTTGGTTACTTCCTATTGTGGATCATTCTCCCAATAAAGTCAAGTATGTGGGAGAATTATTTCTGAGCATTTGTACTACGTCTTTGTTTGTAGCGTTGGTGTTGATCCTGTTTCCGCTTAGGATCAAGTTCTCGATGTTCTAAACAATACCCAGATTTGTTTCGGGTATTAAGTGCCGTAAATTTACCTAAAACTAAGCAGGCAGCACAATATTTAGTTTCAGGGATAATTATCTCTACAGAGAAATTAATCCCTTTTATTTCAGGCTGTTTATCACAGATTAAAGCTACTCTTGTTAGGGCTATGCCCGACAAAGAGTAATCTTGTAACTCAACAAGAGTATACTTTTGGAGAGAAGATTTTAAAACCTCAAAATCTTCCAATTCAAGAGACAAGATTAAGATCATAGTGGTTTTTGTTAGTGTTAATATGAAACGGGGAATTATCCCCGTTTTGACTTAGTTGCTTATTACCAAATGCTATAAAAGTGATAACCGCCTTTTATAGCCTCTACGCCGCTGAAATGGGCGTTATTGTGTTTGTAAGCGGCGTATATCTCTTTTTCCGTCGGCAACTCTAGGGACAAATCAACTAAAGCCGTCACGCTGTAGAGTGTGTCATGACATCCGCGAGCTAAACCCCCCGCAGGAATCTTAACTAGCTCTGAGACATAGATAGTGGTGTAATTTAGAACGTCAGTCATATTATGACCGTGTTTTGTCTGAATAGCTTTTGCTATAAAACTAGCAATTGTGTGACTTCCCCAGTACCATCCGTGAGGCCCGGTGTAACCATCTTCGTAAATACGAAGTTTGTTGGCTTTAAACTTTTTAAATCCAGTTTGTTCTGTATTCATGATTTATTTTCCTAAGTGAGGTACTTAAATTAAGCAGTTTACTGACTTGCTTAGGTCACTAAATTTTAAAACCATCTAAGGAAAGATAAATTTTACTGGCATAGATGCAACCTTATCCTTAAATGCTTCTAGGGTAATAATTGCATTGTATTCTTTACGGGAAAGCTTATCCTGTAAATACTTATGGTATTGAGATTTTAAGTCAACTATTTTGACTGCCCCCAATCACATTTCGAGAAAAATTCTAATTCTTTTTCTAATTCTTTACTAGGATAAGACTTAAACTCTTCACAGAATGCAAGAAAATGATTATAAAGTAAATTCTCGGAAACGAAAGGATTATCATCGGTTTGGGAAACATATAACCGCATAGTGTAATCTCGATTTTCCTTGCCATTACCAAAATAAATTGTAAAATCTACTTTGTCATATAGCCCGTTACTTGGCAAGTTTTTAGGGTCATTTTTGTACCAAGATTGTATATGTTTGATGAATTGATCAGCGGAATTAAAAACAGAACTATTAAAAACAATTGATTCTATTTTGTATTCGCTTGGTTCATCGACTTGTTCTATTTCTGCTATTTTTTCTTCATAGTATCCGTCAGAAAGTACACTAAAAAACTCGTTGTTAGCCACTTTATAGAGGTCAGCGTAAATATAGGGATCGTATTTTTCGTTCTCGATATTTAGCATTACTTTAATTTCATCAAACATTGCGTCTAAGTCGTTATTACTTACGCTAACAATAGTATCTCCTGTATATCCACCATCAAGAGAATCTGAAACGTAGCTATGATATTTATTAGTAACCAATTTAATTTCTGACATTGTATAAGAAGAACCTATTAACCCTTTGACATCTACAGAAATCTTATCAATAACACCTTTATTAGTTTTTACAGAAAACTTTAACTCTGGGAATGCTTGGGTTAGTTCTTTCTTTAGTTGCTGTGCTTTGGTAGCCATTGTTTTAATCCTTGTGTGTTTTGTTTATATTTTATTGTAGATCATTCTCCCATAAATGTCAATAGATTGGGAGAATTATTTCTGAGCGGATGTACTAATAAAAAACACTTAGCTTAGTTAAGCGTTTCTTATTGCTGACTAAGAGATAAGTGTACTCATGAAGCTTTAGCCTTAATCTTGTCATCAAAAGCATCTATGATGTTTTGCCCTATTTTTGCTTTTTCAATTGCGCTAGACTTATTCCATTCTAAGTAAGAACCTGGAATGTCAATGTTAGCGGCGACCAACTTTTTGACAGCTAATTTAGCCGCTTCTTTTTCGCTTAGATTTTCGTACTTAACTGGGTTTCTAGTTTTAAATCCTACACTAGACATTATTTCTAATCCTGTTGGGATGTGATGAATGCTGTAAGCGTCATTTCCTCCCGCAGAAATTAGATAATCGCCCAAAGCTTCTCCTTTTACTTTTCTAGTTTCACCTTCTCTGTTTAGAATAGATACGGTCTGTTTGGTAAATTTTGTGTTATCGATTACTTCTTGAAACTTATTTACGCATGGCATCTCACCAAAAAGATTTAATTCTAATTGCTTGGTTTTGGGGTCAATTACTTGAGTTTCGGTTATATTAATTTGAGGCTTAGATTCATTAATTGCTTTTTCTGGTTTCCGATGAAATTCGTCTTTAAATGCTTGTTTTTCCTCGATCCATAGACAGTATTTTTCTGTTAAACCCCTCTTATCCATTTCTTGCTGGTATTGATCAACCCAATAAACTACCTGTAGAAGGAGATGGCGATCTCCCCATTGAATATCTTTTTGTGCCTTAAAGTCTTTTTGCATTGATTGGGCAGCTAAAGAATATTTCCATCCGTCAATAATTTCCTTGTCTGTCAGTTTAGAAGATGGTACTTTGCAGTGTTTTTTAAGGGTAGAAACACTAACAGGGATTTTAACAGTTATATCTTTCACTTTTATTTCTTTTTTGGGCTTTAACTGCTCAATAGCTGATTCTACTTTTAGAATTTCTATAACAATCTTAGCTTTGGCACGATTGCCTTTTGTAATCTTAAGTTGAGCTTTCAATCGAGCTAATTTAGTTTGTAAGGTGTTCATCTGTCGGGGTGTTTTGGTTACTTCCTATTGTGGATCATTCTCCCAATAAAGTCAAGTGGGTGGGAGAATCTTTTCTGAACGTTTGTACTACTTTATTACAATTTCTTGAATTTTTGAGTCGTGACTGAAAACTCAATTTTAGATATTCTATCGTTAATCAGTTTTAACTCATCTTTTATGAATTGCATTGTCTCCCGATCATAGGATTCTCCCGATGATTTTTTACCTGTTTTTAACGCCTTTTCAAA